CACCCCAGATTGGCGGCGGAAAATCTTACCGGGGAATATATCCATGTTTTGACCGGGAACCAAGCTTGCTTCGTCTACGTCAAGAACCAAGTTGCCAGCAAGAGCCAAGTTGTCGATTGCCATCCGAACGTGACCGTTCATCAGCATCTGTGCATCTTCCATGTTTTCTGCTACGCCAACACCCCAGATTTGATACGGATTGATTTCGTAAGGAAACACGTTGAATGGGATACGGGCAGGTGTAAACGGATTTAGTACACACCGAATAACTTCGTTACCACAAACCCAAACGTTAACTTGAATTTGATCCATTGGCCCCATGTTAGATGGGACTTGCATACCTGCTTGATCGGCAAACTGTGCGTCTAAAACACCCCAGTATTCTAATACTTCAAAGCGATTCTCTTGATAGTACGCCTCAGTCTCATCTTCGCGGATAGTATCTTCAAAGTACTTATCCTCGTAGTTAGAACCTTTAGCGATTACATCTTCAATTGCATCTTTGTAAAAGTACGGATGGTTAATAAGGTTACGAAGCTGCTGTTTGTTCATGCGGTGACGTTGAATAACGTACTCGCAATCTTCTACGCCTACAGCAGACGGATCTGGGTAAAAGTCCCATACAGAAACGTGCTCAATACGTGGCACTACTTTCTCATAGGGGTTATATACACGATTACCTTCGTCGTCTTTTTCCCATTTGTGGACACGCTTATAAAAGTTAAACGGTCCTTTGATGATGCCTGTGCCTAAAAGTGCCGATTCAAAGATGCCGCTACGAAACACGTTTATAGCGTTCGTATCTAAAAGTTGATCGTGGATCATCTTTTCCATCTTGAGTGCTGCACGTTGTGCAGGAGATATCTGGGCTTCTCCCATCAAGGCAGGACCGGGACGAATAGGTGCCCCGTTATATCTATCCTTCGAACCGCCTAAGTAATCCATAGATGGTTTTGCTTCTAAAGCCCCCGGACCAAAATCCCGTCCATCTCCGGCGTATCCATACGGATCTTCCTGTGGAATGAGATCGTCTAAGGGCGTTTGCAAATGTGCAAATTCAGCGATACCTTCAGGTACTGGGGTAGATTCCACAACTAAGGGAAACTTCTTGTTGGCAAAAAGAATATCAATGATCTGACCGTACGCTGCAAGAACTTTCGTTTTAGTAATCTTTATGAATACCTTTGACCGTTCGGTTTCACGATACTGAGTTGTAGAATCGTAAATACCACGAAAGTTTTTGTACGCCTTTAGCCAGCGTTGTTCGTAAGCATACCGACCATTTTCGGCATCTTCGAACTTTCTTTTGATATGACCAACAAGACCCGGTAACCCCTCTTCAGGGTTGTGGACTGCTACCTGAGTATCATCAGGTGGTTGAAGGAAATTTTCAGACATCTGATTTTAGTAGTCGCGTTCTTCAGCCATTTTCATCACTGAAGGATCAACTGCTTTCTTTGTCATCTTCTTTGGCATGTCTTCAGTCAAAACACCTTGCTTTGCTTTGGTGTCGAACTCAAGACCTTCCCGATACAGTTTGTTGCAGCCCATCATGTCATCAACGCTAGTCTTGTCGCTGTTCATAATGTAGGCTGGACCCATATTCATGTTCATGGTTTAGTCTCCCAATTTATGGTGTGTAGGAAATGAAGCCTGTTGCTTCGGTGCCAGAACGAGAAGCTTTTCTCGCTTGGCTCAATCTTTCTTGGTTAGAAAGAAAAGAAGGTGGTGTCAGAGATACAGGTTTTGGTATGTCTAGCTGGCTTTGTCCCGTTGCAGCCTGTGCCTGTTGGATCATGCTAGGTACTTTAGGAATATCTAAAACGCTTCCCGGCAAAGGACTAACTATGGATTCAGCTACCCGAAATCCTGTTTCTAAACTTTCAGCAGGTGTAGGTGCTACATAATCTTCTGGATATGCTGCACCAATATCTTCTTCTTCACGAGGCATAGATAAAGCTTGCATTTGATCTGTTACTGATCTAATACCTATATCCGCTCCTAGTAGTGCAGCAGGACCAACTAAACCCGCGCCTACTACTTTCTTAACTGGAGGCGGAACCTTACCGTACATATCCCCAATAAACTTTAGGGTGTTCTTATATCGTGCCGTGCTATCTGCTGCAGCCTGTGCAGCCTTTTCTTCTTTTTTTAGAAGACGTGCTTCTGCAAGTTTAGCTTCTGCTTCTGCAACTGCTGGGGCGTTTCTACCCCGACGGATTATAGCGTCATCTCTAGATTCAAATTCAGCCTGTGCAGAGGCTTCTGCTTTAGCAATAGCTTCTGTAGTTTTTGCTGCCCGAAGCTGTTCGCCCTGTGCAATCTCTTCGGGTGTCGCTACTCTGGTTTCTACAGGTGCGCCAGACGGACGTGCAAGGGCTTCTGTTTCTGGATAGTCTGCGTTAAAATCTTCAGGTAGATCTAAGCGAAGTGCTTCACCTAATCCTTTTGCATCAGAAGCACCGACAGCATCTGCCATCATCTTTTCGTAGGCAAGAAGTATTTCGCCGCGCTGTTGTAAGCCCCCAATGTCTTCTACATCAGTATAGTAGCCTGTCATAACTTTGTCAAGTAAGCTATCGCCCCCACCTTTGTGGCTGATAATTTCACTTGCTAAGTCAGGACGACCAAGTTGGTTTGCAATGGCAGAAGCAGTTATACGTCGTAGATCTGTATAACCAGAAGGTTTAGTTAGTAGTTTGTCCAAAACTTCTTTCGGTATCTTTGGAAAAACGTGCTTCTTTAAGGCTGCAGATATCTTTCCTGTAGACATGTCTGGAAAGAGTTCGCCCGTATCTCCTGCAGCGTCAAAACGACGATCTAAAATTGCACGAAGAACTGGACCTGCAGGTTTATCTGGCCCTTTTCCTTTACGACCCCCGCCTGTAGCTACTTCTGGATCACGAGCGATACCTGCTTCTCTGTCGTAGTATGGACGTGCAGGACTAACTCGTACTGCAAGGTCGCGGCTTGTACGCATACCTGCTAAGTCTTCTCCCCGATAGCCAAGAAGGGACGCCATTACAGCATCCCTTGTAACTGGATCAGGAATATCGCCTATGCCTTCCAAAACCGACTGGAGAACTTCTGGAGGAATAGCACCCTTTGCAAGTTTGCGAGTGCCTTTAGTGGCTCCCGTACGAGACAGCTTTAAGTCGGTTACGTTTGTTGTCGCTGTTCTAAACGGACGAACAATATTCTTTCGTATATCGTCACCAATACCGCCTGTCGGTGACTTAGACAATTCTTCAAATGAATCGAACGGCTGATCTAAATCAATTTCTTTTTTAGATAGCTTTGCAAGGTTGTTTGAAATGCCCAAAGTATTACGGGCAGGACCAATTACCTCACGAGAAAATGCAGTATTAAACTTATTGTAAAATTCTTTTGTATCGTCTAGTTCAGCAAGAAGGGGTTCGTTAGGAACACCGTCGTTGTACATCTTTGCAATAAAAGCATCACGGATAGTATAGTTACCCGTGTCGATACGCTGCTTCACTTCTTCTAGGGAAGGGATGTTACCATCAGGAAAGAGGTTTGTTTGTACCTGACGAAAAGCATCTACAACCTTTTGTTCGTTTTTGGTTAGTTGTTGTGCCATCTTTTTTGATTCGGTTGTTGGTGCATCTGCTGTCATGTTTTTACGAACAGCACTTACGACGGAAGCTATTTCTGATTTGCTAGTTAAGGGTGTTCCAATAAAATCAAAATACGCTGTTATCTGCTTGTCGGTTAATTTTTTAGGAACGGATACTTTACCTGCACCCTTCTTACCACCAAACGCTTCGTACAAGCCTTCATCGTCTTCGGGAATAGAACCCGTATCGATCATGTTTTGTAGATCTATGGCAGCACGTTCTATTACATCATTTAGATCATCTGTCATCGATTAGTATCCGAATACTTCGTCTTGTACTTTGTACACGTGATTTTTGATTGCGCCTAATTGTGAGTGTATAGAAGCGTAGCCAGACATGCGTGTCATTACCATGTAGCGTAAAGCATCGTAGGCGTGATCTTCAGCCTTCGTGTCTACGTCTTCGCTATTCGTCTTAGATAGAGGTATTCCCGCAAGCTGCTTAATGGTATGCTGGCAGGTAGAAAATACTCGTAAGCGTGGTTCTTCTGTGTACGGATCATCGGCTAACCTTCTGTGGACTTCCATCTTACCTTGAATACGGTTACGATCAGATGGTGTCCAACGTACACCACAACGCATCATTGTCTCTGCTATGGATGGGCCGAAACCTGTTTTGTTCCAGCAAGACGAATCGAGTACGGTGTAATGAGGTAACGGGTCTAGTTCTTCTGCTTCTAGTATTTTACTAGCTAAATCTTCCGCTGTCAAGTGTTTTGCGTATAATTCACGATAAACCCAAATATTATTATCCCAGTCAATAGCACCCCACAGAACTGCAGACGGGGATGAATAGCCATAGTCCGCTGCTCTAATGCGAGGCCAATTGGTAGGTAAATCGAAAGGTTCGACAACGTGACGT